GTACCTGTTGGCTGGCTCCATCACGGCCCTGTGTCCAGTCCTTCCGGCGGGGGCCACTGGAGCGTTGTAGTCGGTTACACTCCGACCCACCTCATCTTTAATGATCCTTATGGTGAGGCAAATCTGACTGCAGGCGGCTATGTAAGTCACAAAGGCGGCGCTGGAGTTGCCTATTCCAAGAAAAACTGGCTGCCTCGTTGGCTTGTGGACGGCAACGATACCGGCTGGTTCTTGAAAGTCCGTCCCAGTTAGCCATGAACCCTCTAGAGCACAGCACAGAATCCAGCTTCCACAAAGCCGCAACAGACACCTGGCTCGTGGAACGCTTCAACAAAGGCGACTACCGCGGCCTTCTGGAAGCTGCTCTGCTACTCAACACCCTGCACCAGCTGGAACGCACAAAATCCGCCTGGGCCATTCGCGAAGCGGCGAACAACCTGGCGGACTGCTTCGGACTAGACCGCGACTTGGCCTAGCCTTCGTTCTCCATCTTTGTGATGTGATCCATGTACAGCCCGGTGTACAGGCTGTGCATGGGATGCGCGGGAGAATCGCGCCCATCTAGAACGTACAGACGCTCCAAATAATCTTGCCGCCCTTGGTCAATGCGCACCTCGGCCCAAGCCTCGACAGCCCACTGTGGAATTTCAGTTGTCATTGCAAGTTTCTGACAGTTTTTTACGCGCCTTCGCAGCCACACTGGGACTGGTATGCGACCGAGCCAGCTTAGGTTTTCTTGCCGGTGGCACCGGAGTATCCACCCGGCAATTCGGGTAACGATTCTTGGCAAACTCCACAGCCTGCTGGAGCGACTCCGCCCTCACCAGATCCCGCATTGCTCCCTGCCCAGGCAACCAGATCTGCAGCTCAAAAAGGGCAGACTTTTCTGCACTGGTACGCGAGATACCTTCACCGAAACGTACTTCCCGGTTTTCTTCCCAGTTCAAGACGTTCATTCTGCTTTCCAAGACCGGGGGTAGACGGGTTCTTCCACGCCATGGACGCTAACAGGGCTATTAGTGCAGCGAGCCACAGCTTGTGCAGCCACAACAGCGCGTTCATAGGTGACCCAGCTTGACGCATCATCCTTTGCAGCCGTAAGCCCAATCCCATTCCCTGGCCCATAGACCGCTGTAACCCAGCGATCCCCTGCCATAACCACGTACCGCGTCACTGTCCTTTAGTGAACTACTGTAGTAGTTTAACCCGCAACCGCCACCAGACTCAGACTGTTACAAACCATAACTGAGTCTCATGCGCCAACTTCTGATTCACCTTCTGGCTGCTTGGAGCGCAATCTGCCCTGCACCCGCCTTTGCACTGACTCGGCCCAAGCCGCCTTATCCGCAGCCTCCGCAGCCCTGTAGTCCGAAGCCGGAAGCGCTTTTTCCAACGCCGCGTAAACCATTTCCCGCAACAACCCCGTCACCTTCTTACCTTCCGTGGCGGCAAGTTTTTCCGCCAGCTTGTACCTATTGGTATCAAGCAGCAACTGGCAATAGATCTTCGAGCCGTGGCGCAGCGGCATGGTCCCTGTTCTAGTCTCCTACACAGTAGCATACTGCGACACAATAGACTCACCACCTTAAATCCTGATCCACCCCTTTCCGCCACGCATTGGACTGCGCCACCCGCGCACTGGAACGTTGCTTCCCGCACCCCTTCCTTATCCCCCTGGCCCACTCCAGAAACGCCGCTGCCCTGTGAAGATCCGCAGTCTTGGCCGTCCGCACCTCACGCATCAGCCACTCCAACACGATCTCCCTGCCGGTGCGACTCATGCGTCTAACTCTGAGACTCGCAAGATCGACTGGGGCGACTGATCAGGACAAAGCTCCAGCGCCTTAAGCCTTGCGGCATAGGCGTCTGGAGCGGTCACAAAAATGTCGTGCATCGGGCCATGACGCGGCCACATCCTGACCCGATACTCAAATTCCTCCCGTTTTTCAAACATTTTGCGTTAAGTGCTTGACCCGGTTCAAAGCTACTGCGGCTACATGGGGAACGACAGCGTTACCAAGAGCCTTTAGGCGGTCCACCCGACCGGAAAACCCATCATCTCCTCGACAAATGACGGGTTTAGATACAAAGGATTTCCAGTCATTGGAGAGCATAAAACGTGAATCTGTCTGCCAAGTAGGCCATTCGCAGGAACTTTGCCGGCGCTGTACTGGCTGCCATCTTTCCAATCCCTTGTTGTTGGTGTAGGTAACATTTGAGCAATCACAGGTTCTAAATTCGGGTTGGGGTGCTTCGCTTGAGTGCGTAAATTGACTGTCATCGCGCTGTTTGCTCTTGGGGTAGGCAACAATCCAGATTCTGTCTCTTTTATGACAGGCTCCCACATCTGCAGCCGGAATACATGCCCACTCTGCATCAAACCCTGCCGAGGCAATTTCCCAGAGGACTTCTTGGAATGTTTCCCCGTTGGCGTGAGATCGTAAGTTTGCCACGTTTTCAATGACAAGAAACTTGGGCTGAATCTCCCTAGCCAAACGCATGATTTCAAAGAACAGCCCACTTCTATGGCCGTGAATACCAACTTGTTTTCCTGCGGTACTGAGATCTTGGCAAGGGAATCCTCCGCAGATAACGTCAAAAGAGCCAATTGGAGCTGTAAAGGTACGGACATCGGAATGAATAGGAACAGTGGGCCAGTGTTTTGTTAAAATTTTTTGACAGAAAACGTCTACTTCCACAAATTGGGTAGTTTGAAATCCTCCAACGATGTTTTCTGCAGCGTAACTAAATCCTCCAATACCAGAGAACAGATCAAGTATGCGTAGTCTCACTTTGCTTGGTCCCAGCTATCCCCAACCTTAGCTTCTGCCAGCGCTGGAATATCTCCCAGCCACTGAGCTTCAGCATCTTCCATGACCGACTGCAACTGGAGCGCCCACGCATCCGCATGTTCCTCCGCAACAAGCAGGATTACTTCGTCATGCACGACACCTGCCAAGCGCACAACATCTTCCCCATCAGCCTTCAACAAAGGCCACAACTTCCCAAGCGTCCGCTTAAGCACCGCCGCACCAGCTCCCTGGATCGGGGTGTTGCATCGTGTAGTCAACTTGTTGTGCTCGCCTGGAAGAATCCTCCGCATACCAGACACCCGAATCCGTATCTCACCGTTCCTCTTGCTGTTATCCGCAGCGTTAGCTGCCCTCCGCTGCCACTGATTGATTCCCTTATAAGCGAAGTGGAACTCTTGCCTAATCGCACCAGCCTCATCTAACTGCATCTGGATCCCCATTGTTGCTGCGTAATTACGAAGCCCTTTTGCACCACTTCCATACAGCAATCCAAAGTTTGCAGACTTCGCAATTTGGCGTTGTTCTTTTGTAACCGCATCTTCAGCTACCCCATAAATCTGCATCGCAGTAAATGTGTGCAGATCTTTCCCTTCTTGGAACGCTTTAGTCATAAGTGGATCCTGCGCTTCCGCTGCTGCAAGCCGCATCTCCATACCGCTGTAGTCCGCCACCACAAACTTCCAACCTGGAGGCGCCTGCACACAAGCCCGGAACCGCACATCCCGCGGAATCTGCTGCAGGTTGGGACTCATACAACTCATCCTCCCAGTATCTGCCCCAAGCTGCAAATAACTAGCCCGTATAAACCCATCACTAGCCACATTCTTCTCCAAAGTCTCTGCCATCTGCCTACGCTTCTCCACCCGTTTCCACCGCAGATAATCCGCAATACACTTGTGCTCCCCCACATACTCCTGAAGAGCCGCCTTGCTGGCACTACCTTTTCCTGTTTTGGGATCTAACGGAGGCTTACCCAACAAAGCCGAAAACTTAACCAGTAACTGAGCGGGGCTATTAAGGTTAAAAACTTCTGGATCAGCCTTACCAGTCTTTTCAGACCGGGTTTTGTACTTCAAACTACCCAGCATATCTCTGCGTAGTTTGTATTCCGCAGGCAAAGCGGCGTCAAAATCCTCAATAAACCTATCCCCAAGTTCTGTGTGCTCAATATCTAAATCTTCGATAAGTTTAATAAGCGACTCCTTATTAAAGGGAAGCCCGGTTCGCCATAACTGTGCCATCGACTGGAGCGCAGCACATTCCAACATCCACGCCCCCGCCAGATTCTCCACCGCCATACGCTGCTGGATCGGCTTCTGGAGTTCCGTAAGCACCACCACGTCCTTCGCGGCGTACTCTATTTGCTCCAGGGTAAGATCACCCGACCAATCACTTTTCTGCTGCTCTTTTGAAATGTCGTAACGCAGGTAACGCTTAATTACGTACTGCAAACCATGCTTCAAATTAGGCAACCCGTTGGTGAGAATCCGGCTAGCCAGCATGGTGCAAAGAACCTTTCCTGCTGGGTGGATCTCGTACTCCTGCAACCAAGCCAAATCAAACACTGCGTTGTGCGCAAGCCAAGTGCGCTCAACGTTAAAGAACTCCTCCAATACAATCCAATCGTTGTCATCCAGCTGCCAGCAATCAATCACCACAGGCATCTGCCCAAGTGTGCATAGCTGGAGCAACCGCATCCCCCCAAAGGTCGGCTGGAGCCCCGTCGTCTCAACGTCAAATGCAACAGTAACAGCCCTGTCCAAAGTGGGCAGATGCTCGATGCCAAAGAGAATTTCCATGCCTGGTAGGGCGAAGTGAGTTACTTAAAAGTTTTTAGCCGGTGCTACTCTAGCACACTACCAAATTCCCGCGCCGAGCACAGCTCAGCCATAACAGTCCCAGCCTCTGGAATCCCGAGCGTACAGCGGTGATGCCAATGCACACACTGCTGGCACACACCCCCACCCTCCAAGGGCTTGTACTTCTGCCGGTGCCAAGCCTGCCGCTTTTCCTCTTTTCCTGCTGGCGAACTGCCGTAACACTTACAGCAATACACCGCACTAATAGTTTTGTTGCCACAAGTAAGGCACAGCCTTTGGGTGAGTCGAAGAACTGGTGTTTTCATGAAAAGTGAACACGTAAAAATCCAGAAAGGCGCTCCATTTTGCTGCTGGTGTTGCCGCGATGTACAACAGATCCAGAAGGCAGTTCCACCTCAACAGTGAACACCCGCGTACCGCAGTCCAGACAAGTGCGCTGGCGCAGGATGGACTCTGTTGTATCCCTACAGGTTCGCGTAACACGAACTTCCGACGAATCGCAGTTGGAGCACCTCATTCGTCGTCAGGATCGCAATGGTCAAAGTAAAAACCTTGGAGCCGCTCCACGATGTCGTGTGCGGCAACAAGTTGTTGAAAGAACGCCTCGCTAACTAAGTAGTCGCTCTGGCGGTGCTTGCAGTCGTAACACTCATACCGCCGCCGCTTAGCACGACCGCTGTACGTCTTTTCTTGGAACAACATTCGCATTGCCCCAGCGCACTTGGGACACCGCTGTTCCCCCAAATTCATCGGTCCCTGTAAGCCTCCGTAGCAAGCGTGTTAATAAGCCGATTTAAGTACCAAGCCGCTTTACGAAAATCCTCGTAAGGATCTTTTTTAAGCCACGCCCTGCTGACGTATTTAATGACCTGCCAATGCAAACCACCAACAACAGGATCTGGAGCAGCTTTGACCCAATCTTCAATAACGTCGATTACCTCGACGCGCCCCGCCGTGTAGTGCGCCGGAGAACTCACCGGATCGTTCATCCCTTGGACCTCTGTACTTTGGTGTCGCCGCAATAACGGCCTGTGAGCGCGTAACTCTTAGCCGGCAACATCGACATCTTGTGCCAGACAATCTGCCCAATCCGCATCCCATGCCATAGGGCAACCGGATGCAGAGATCGGGCATTTTGCAGCTCCAGCGTCAACCTGCCTTCGTAACCCGGATCCACGTACCCGGCCATCAGGTGCTCAATCCCCTCCCTGGCACGGGAAGACTTAAGCGCCAGCTGCCCGGCAATGCAATCCGGCACCTTGAAAAACTCCACCGTTTCCGCCAGCACAAACTGGTGCGGCTGGAGCCAGAAGGGCTGATCAGGGCCGGTACCGCGAAGCGATACCGTCACCATCACAGCACTGTCTTCAACCTCAATCAGCAGATTCTCGCCAAGTCTCACATCGAGACTTGCGGGATTCACGAGGGCCTCATCGAAAGGCGAGACAAGACCCCGTTTGCACAGGGTCCAGATCTCCATATCCGGGAGAATCAAGCGGTGATCTCCACAGCTGCAGGTGTGCCTTGGGACAGCTGCACATGCTTCCAGGTCTTACCCCACTTGATGCAGTTGATGGTGGTGACATGCACGCCAAAGGCAGTCGCAATCTTTGCCGA